GTTCCGATCTGAAGGCTCTGGCAACTGGCGCTGCATGTGGTATCAGCGGGCGAGCGGCGGAGCACTGGCTATCGCTGACAACAGCGTGGATTCGGATGCCTATGTCGATGGATCTATCGACACGGCGCACCTCGCGGCAGATGCTGTCACGGGGGCTAAGATCGCAGACGACGCGCTGGACAGCGAGCACTACACGGACGGAAGTATTGACGCGGCTCACTTGGCTTCGTCAGCCGTGACGACCGCCAAAATAAATGCGGACGCTGTGACCGGAGCTAAGATTGCCGACGACGCACTAGACTCAGAGCATTACACGGACGGGTCAATTGATACGGCCCATATTGCTGATAATCAAGTTACCCTTGCGAAGCTCAGTGATGGGACACAAGGCGGCATTCTCTACTACGCAAGTGGCGGTGCCCCAACAGAATTGTCCGCAGGCACCAGTGGGTACTACCTGAAAACACAGGGGGCCAGTGCGAACCCCGTATGGGCCGCTGTCGCGAGTGGCGGGAAGATCGACCAAGTGTCGTTTACGTCCGGGGCTACCGGCTCAACGACTTCCACGAGTTACGCAGATGTCTCTGGCGGCGAGGTGGATATCACCACCGATAAGGGCGGCCTGATGGCGTGGTACTTCCTCAGTGGATATAACAGCAGCACGTCAGGGAACACCTACATCGCGTTGCAATTGGACACGGCCACCGAGGTCGCCCAGTCGCAGGTGACGCAGAACCTCTCGAATCAGGATTACGTGTACTCTGGGTTCCATGCGTGGACGAGCGTGAGCGATGCAGCCCATGAAATTAATATCAGGATGAAAGTCAGCGCAGGGACGTTCACAATTCGCGGGGGAGCGATCCTCGTCATGGAGTTCGATGACTAATGGCTGTAACAACTGATGCCACCATACGACCTGATCAACTCGAAACCGAACTGGCCGATGCTGGCATCGACGTGAGTCACGGTATCGGCACCAGCGCGGCAAATACCGGGACGATCTATACCTACGATGCGAATGGGAAAATCGTGGATCTCCCGGATGAGGCGCAGAGCGTGGTCAATAGTCACGACCCGCAGCCCATCGTGGATCCCCGGATCGAAGTTATTGATGGGATGGATTCCATATCAGATGCAGATAAGGCAGCGCTCAAGTCGCTGATCACCGGATAGGAGCCTTGCAATGCCACGAGTCGGACGCAAGCATTACCCGTACACGAAGGCTGGAAAGAAGGCGGCGCGTAAGGCGCGAAACACGATGCGCCGCAAAAAGCGCAAGAAATGAACGGGCTGCTCAGTCACAAGCTGCCGATCAGTCTCCTCGTATCGAACGGGGGGATTCTGGTAGGACTTGTGATTGGGGCCGTCAACTTCTACAACCAATTTGAGAACAACACCAACGCGATCCACCACCTCACCGAGCAGATGGGCGGGATCGAAGAACGGATCGCTACGGCGAACCTTGACGGTATGTCGGACCAGTTTCGATACCTCGACGAACGGATCAATCAGGAGATCGCGGATCTTGGCTACAAGGTCGATGAACTCCGACGCGATGCCGATCACAAGGCGGACACACTAAAGACTGATGCCACGTATGCCAGTGAGCGACTCGCGGCCTTAGAGATAAGAGCGCAGCAGCAGGATGAAAGCATCAGCAATCAGAACTGGTCGGGCGAGGATCTGCAACGACAGGTCAGCCAGTTGGTGGCCGATGTCCAGTCGATGCAGAACAGCGTTCATGATGTGGAGGAACTGACCCGTGAGATTAACTACGTCAAGGAGCGCCTGTCAGCGCTCGACGTGCTGGTCAGCCAGCCTGCCGATCTGGATACCAGTTGGCTGGAGAACGAGATTCAGGTGATCTCCCGACGGCTGACGGATACCGAGAACCTGATCAGCGAAGTGAACAGCCGCACAAGCATTCAGTCCGAGGACTTGTACCGACTGGTTGAGGGCTTGGAAGAGCGCCTCTCCCTGCTGGAGCGTGTCGGGAACCATAAAAAACTACTGGAGAAAGCACGGCGATGATAGATTCGTTGTGCGGTCTCCCGGAAGTTAGGGCGACCGGGGGACCGCCCCTCCTATGGACCGCCTGACCGACGCCAAGCTCCCGATTGGACTGGTGGCCGTCATCGTCGGTCAGGCGATGGGGCTGGCCGTCTGGATTAACACCTTGCAGGGTGAAGCGTCCAGTGCGCTATCCAGTGCGAGTGCGGCACAGGCGCGGGTTACGGAACTCGAAGATCGACTCGCTGCCACCGAAACCCGGCTGGCGATTCTGAACGACCAGCAGAAGCAGATTAACGCGGAGCATATGCAGATCGGGGATTCGTTCCAGAAGATCTGGGATGAACTCGACAAGCGCTCACCGGCCCCGGTCCCCACCGGCACCCAGCGCAGTTACGGCTATTGAGCGTCCGGTGCCATGCGTGCTCTGCAAGTGAGCCTACGACACGTGCGGCTTTCCGAAAGCAGTGGGTACGCCATACCCAAGACCAGCGGCTCTGGTGGAGCTGTCCGACCTGTGATCAAGAAGCGTATCGGCGAGCGCGGGAGCGGCGAGGCAGAACCTCGTTCTTCCTCAAGCACCCAGAAAGGGACTCACAATGATTCCACCGCTTGACGGCATTATCCGGGTTACGGATGTCTTCGGCACCGCACGTGGCACCTACAGTCACGGGGGCATTGACCTCGGGCTGACCAACGACTATGTGCATCGTAAGCCCATCCGATCTCCCGAGGCTGCTGAAGTGGTAGCGATCTTTGATGGGGGCTACCCCTATGGGAACGCGGTGGCGATCAAGGGCGCGTCAGGGGTCTGGCGGTTTATGCACATGGACGAGCCACCACCGGTAGCGGTCGGGCAGACCGTGCCAGCGGGTGGCGTGCTAGGTCTGGTAGGAAGCACCGGGAACTCTACGGGTCCACATCTCCATATGGACGTAGCTCCTGAGGGTGAGATCTACGACTTCAAGATCTCCGGGGAACGTGTGGATCCGCTCAAGCTATACGCCGATGCGTATGCCACAGCCGTGGGCTATGACAGCGAAGTCTTCCGTTCGCAGATTACGATGGAGTCTGGCTGGGACCCCAACATCTCCAGCTTTGCGGATGCTGAGGGCGTGGCCCAGATCATCCCGCGGTGGCATCCCGCCATGCGCGGCAAGACCTTTGATCCGTTTGCCAGCCTTGACTATGCCGCCAACCTGATGGCCGCGCACATTGCCTTCCGCGATGGTGACTATCGGGAGGCGTTGGCCGATTACAATACCGGGCGGAATAGCTCCGGGGACTTTCGCAACGAGGGCTACCACTACGCCGAGATCATCCTGAGAGGAAAAGATGTTATGGCAACAACCAGCGAGCTAGAGCTACTCCGTGCAGATCGGGACCGCAACCACGCCCAGAAACTGGGAGCGCTCCATCACTTGGGGGTTACCATTGAGTTGCTGAACCGGATCGACCCCTCGGCGTTTGCGAGCGACGAAGACCGGGCCGCACACGATGACGCGCAGAAGTACTATCACGACCCGAAATGAGTGCCTCCTTGACACAGCGTCAGCTACGCCGTCTCGCCGTATTGCGCGTGATGGTGGATCTCGGGGTGATAGGTGGTCCAAATGACGCCGCAAGACGTTACACTGGGAAACGGTTCAAACTTAAAAGGACTGGGAAACTATGGCGAGCAAATGGGTCTCACGAAAACTAGTTGTTGCGGTGACCGCTGTCATTGCGGAGGTCGTGGTCGGACTGGGCGGATCCCCAGAGCTAGCCAGCGAACTTAGCTTGGCAATCGCCGGGATCGCTAGCGCCTACTTGATTGGGCAAAGCGCTGTAGACGCCCGTAAGTAACCGATATCGTCAGGGGAGGTCGATAACGGAGGTTATCTATGGCTGGACCACCACGCTGGACCCCTGAAGAAGTCGAAGTCCTCAGCAACCCAGACACAGACTCGTTTGATGTCTGGAAGGCGCTCACTGGCAACCCGAACAAACGGTCGTTCGAGGCGTGGAAGCAGCGCCGGTATGCGATGGGGTTCAGAGCGCTCATGCGGAAGCACAATGAGCGGGGCCGCAAGCAGAGCTATTCCCTGAGGTCGCGTCGCTCAGAGGAGAACGAAGAGAACGCGGACCAGCAACTCGCACTGGCGAACGAGGAGATCGAGCGCCTGCGTGCCCAGCTTTCCGATGTCAAGGCGGATCGCCGCCGTGCCCGAGAGTCGGAAGCATGGGCCGATATCGTCACTGCCGCCGTGCATGACTCGATCCCCCGGCTCCCGCGCATCCGCTCATCGGACCTTGCGCTGCCTACCCCGGACACGTCGAACAGCGAACAGGAACTGATCTTGGTCCTGTCGGACCTTCAGATCGGGAGCCACGTCTCCTCAGAGGAGACCGGGGGGCTGGCGAGCTTTTCGTTCGAGGTCTACGAGCAGCAAGTCAAGCTCTTGGAAGAGGCGGTTGCGTCGATTAAACTCCGGCAGCTTTCCCATGTCCCGATCAAGCGGCTCAATGTCTTCGGGCTGGGGGACTTCATTGACGGGGACGCGATCTTCGAGGGACACCCGTGGGAAGTAGACCGGCACCTTGTGGATCAGATCACGGAAGGTTCACAGGTACTGGCGAAGTGTCTGGCTCGACTCTCGGGCATGTTCGATGAGGTGGTGGTCAAGGCCATCCCCGGTAACCACGGACGGCTGGGGAAGAAGCGGGAAGCCGCGCCGATAGGCCGGAACGCCGACCTGCTGTTCGCCCGGTTCCTCGACCTGCAACTCCAGCAGCATGACAAGATCCGGGTGGATATCAGCCCGTCGTGGTGGATGCTGGTGCAGCGGATGAACACACGGTTCCTGCTCGTGCATGGCGAGGACGTGCGCTCATGGATGTCCATTCCGTACTACGGGTTCGAGCGGGCAGAGCGCCGCTGGTTCGGATTGATCCAACTGCATCTCCCCGAGGACGTGGTGGGCGCGGCGTTCCACTGGCTGGTCGCCGGACATCACCATACCCCGGCCTGCCTCAGCACGACGCAGGGTGGGAAGATCCTGCTCAATGGCTCATGGCCGGGAGGCTCCGCGTTTGCGGCGAAAGCCCTGCAAGCCTCGAACGCTCCGAGCCAATGGCTGCTGGCCCTGCACCCGGAACGAGGCGTCACCAGCATGTGGGCCTTGGACCTCAGTGTGGAGGAAACTGACCGGAAATACGTGGAAATCGACTCGGCTTAACATAAACGACCGCTCAGGATGGACGAGGAGCGGAGGTAGGCGGTCAGTCGTACATGATCAGCGGAGGCGGACTGCCGTGGAGGTCGTCTGACCACCCCATCAGGCTCCCGAGGCAGTTGAACTCGAAGTGTTCCACCGCCTCGTCTTCGACCATGCCATCGGACATCAGGGCGGCGATGCAGGAGTCGTAGCGGTAGACCAGTTGGACCTGATCGTCCTCCTTGTAAAACACGTAGCCCGTAATAGCCGAATCGAACCCATCCATCTTCAGGGCGCGGAGGCCCATCTCCTCCAGCGCGGCAAGGATCCCCTTCCCGCTTCGCTTCATATCCGCCATCGCTCCTTGAGCTTGACCCACGCATCGAAGGCCAGTCCTGCCACCATGAGTGGAGGAGCGAGAATAAGGATGAGCAAAAACCCTGCAACCTCACGCATCTGTACATGGTACGCTTCTGCATCAGACCGTGCTGGATTTTCCAGTACGTACATCAAACCTAGTCAGTCATTGGTGTTTCGTTGGATTCGGATACTAACGACGTAGATTGATCGTCTGACCTTTACCCATGTTGTGGCTGTAGCCCTCGCCCTTACCGGCGGGGGCTACAGTTTTTCTACGGAGAACTCACTATTACCACAAGAGACCAACTCCTGTTCCTCGCCGTCGCGTTCCTCTGGTTGCTGGTCGCCAGTGGCTAGACCTCGCAGGCACTCCAGCCACAGGCCGGACATTCCATGCACCCGGAGGCCGCTCGTGTAGCGCCGCCGCAGTTGGGGCAGGTGAGGTGGAGGGCGGTCATTGCGTCCCTGACCGAGCGAACCTCGGCGGCGAGACCACCGGATGCTTCTACGGTCTTGATGCGGTGCTGCTGGAGCTTGGAGAGTTTGTCCCGTCCGACCTTGATGTCCAATTCGGCGTACCTTCCTGATGGGGTGCAGATAAAGAGGTCCAGCACACCTGCGATGCTGCCGTTGTAGGACGTAACGAGGCATCCGGCCTTGCGGAGAGCCACCATAACACGACGCTTGAGATTGGTGTGACTGCCCATTACAAACAGAACGACCCCCGTCGTAGGACGGAGGCCGTGCTGCCGTTTGAAAGTATGGAGTGTGTGATGGCTCCACGCAGAGTATACACAACTAGAGACCCATACTGAGCCGGGGGACGGTTGGTGATAGGACTACCAGTTCTTCACGGGCGCGAGTCATCATCACATATCCAAGCCGCACGACGGCATCAAGTCCGGCAACTCCCTGTTCCATGTGGTCGCGCCATGCAGCGGAAGAGAGGTCGGGGAAGGTGTAGACGACATCAGCCTGCCCACCCTTCACACTGTGCCCGGTGCCCACGATGATCTTCGGGGTCTCCCGAAGGGCCGCAGGGCCACTGCGTTGCAGGACATAGGTGATGTATCCGATGCCCCGGCTGTACTTGGACAGTACGTTGAGCCTGTACCAGTCAAGGTCGATGTCGTAGATCGCTCGCATGGCCTCCGGCTTGAACAGAGGTTCCAGTTCTTCACGCATCCGAACTGTCTGCCGAGCCCTACTAGGGTCTCCAGCGTTTGCCGTGAGCGTGGTCCGAACGCCACGCCCACTGAACACACTGTCTTCGCCACGAGCTTGTAGGATCCCCGCCCATCGAGCGACATCGCCCCACGTCCAGAGCCGAGCCTCGTCGCCCCAGTAGTCCGGGCTAGGCCGGGTGAACGCATTTACCCGGTCGAGGATGCTGGTCTCCCCACGCTGGGCCTGCCCGAGCGGATTCCATGCGCCGTTCGACCGGCGGTAGGGGTTGTGGAACGGGATGCCCCGGTTGCGGAGTTCCCCCACCAGCGGGTTGAGCATGTAGGAGCAGGAGGCCAGCACCATACTGGTGCGTCCGGCGGCGGCGTTGGCGATGATCTCATCGAGCACTTCCCACGGCCCCGGCAACCCGACCCCGGACTTCCATGTCGCGCCGAGGTGCCGCACCTGCCCATCCGCATCACGTGGCTGGTACTCCCGGTCATCGCACATCGGCGCGGAGTGTGTCCGCAGCCAGCGCTCGGCATACTGATGCACCATGCGGGGCATTCGGTAGGTGCCCCCGGTGCCGAGGAGCCGCTGACGCTCAGGGGCCAGTGGATCCAACAATTCCTTGGGGCTTGCGCCGAGGAACCCGTAGAGACACTGGGCGGGATCCCCGACCACCACCAGTCGCTCCACGGACTCGGCCCAGAGCCGCACGAGCTTCCACTGGAGCGGGGTCAGGTCTTGGGCCTCGTCAACCATGAGGATGCGGGGGTCCGTTGGTGGCGTGAGGAGTTCGTCATATCCCTGCACCAAGAGGTCGGTAAAGTCCACGCTATTGGTCTGGTCCTTATAGTCCTCCCAGCGTTCGGCAAATGCCTTGGTCATCGACCACGCCGGATGCTCCGGGGGGAGCAAGGCAGATCGGGCGGTGCCGTACATCGCCAGCATGGAGCCAACCTCGGTGTCCGAAAGGCCATCCTCCAGCGAGGCCATCGGCTTGCCGATGCGCCATGCCGGGGGCACGCCGCTCTCGTTCCAGTCCTTGGCAAGCGGACCAGTCTCGGCTATCGCAGGCTGGTCAAACGCATGGAAGCACACGCTGTGTAGCGTGCCCACTGACCCGCGAGGCATGTCCAGTCGTCCGGCCAACTCCACCGCCGCCGCTCGTGTGAACGAGGTCAGCAGGAAGTCAGCGGGATCGTAGGCTTCGTCGCACCACTTCTCGACCTGCCGCTTGATAAACGTCGTCTTGCCCGCCCCGGGCGGTCCCACCACACGGTACTCGTTCATGGCTAGTCATAACCACGGTAGGCATCGTCTTCTTCGGCTGTGCCCACGCCCTGCCACACGACACCCGGGAACAGGTCGTTCACACCACAGTTATAGAGGCGTGACATCTTGACGGCGATCTCCCATGCGGGGGTCACCGTGCCGGTCTCGATGTTGGAGAGCAGGTAGCGGGGGAGGTCCAGTTGTTCCGCAGCCTCGGCCTGCTTGAGGTCGGATGTCCTCCGCCACACAGCGGCTGAATTAGCGGTCTTTACTACAGTAGGGGGTCTCAAGGCAGTCGTCCTCTCTAATCGTGTAGACACGGGGAATACACGGAGTATACAGGATGTGCTACCCTTGCCTCACGCAGAATTTGGCAGCGCATGGAGTAACAATGCCTATTGACCAAAAAGCGTGGACGGATTACGCCGAGCTAGCCCAACGCAAACGTGTGCTGGAGCATGAGCTTCGGGAAGTCCGCGCCCAGATGAATACGACACAGGAGCCACTGCTTGACCACTTGGCCGAGCAGGGTGTCCGGTCGATAAAGCTCGACGACGGGTCTTCGGTGTACATCCACCGGGCCGTGTACGTCGGCGCGAAAGACACCGACTACGACCGGGCGTGCACGGCGTTTGCCGATGCAGGGCTGGGAGAGTTTGTCCTACGACGCTTCAATACCAACACCGTGAGTGCGTGGTATCGCGAGGCAACAGCAGAGGGGTCAAGCATTCCACGCGCATTGGAGGATGTGCTGGATGTGAACGAGCGCATAACATTGAGAGTTCGGTCTTCATAGACCACAAGGAGCACGGATCATGGCGAAAGAATTAGCGACCATTAAGGAATATGCGGTGATCAAGAGTGATGCCGCCCAAGTCCTGTCCGAGTCTCTGAGCGAGGGCGAGAGCCTTGGGTTCGGTGACTTGGCCCGGATCAAAACGCCAGCCGGTGGCGGCAAGGCGTGGGAGTTACCGAGCGGAGATGTAAGCAAAGCGTGGGAGGGAGTCCTCCTCCTGCGTCACCCGGTGCGAGCGTACTGGCCGACGAGTATCGACGACACTGGTGGCGGCGAGCCGCCCGACTGCTCGTCACTGGACAGCGTGACCGGGGTTGGGAACCCCGGTGGGGCGTGCGCGGAGTGCCCCATGAATGAGTGGGGATCGGCTGGGGACGGTCGGCGCGGGAAAGCCTGCCGCCAGATCACTCGGCTATTCTTCCTGCTCTCTGACAGCCTGTTGCCCGTGCTGTACCCGGCCCCGCCGTCAGCGTTCCAGTTGGCGAAGTCCTACGTGGTCCGACTGGCCGCGCAGGGAGTGCCGTACCACCGGGTAATCACGCGGGTCTCGCTGGATGCCACCACCAATCAGGCTGGGGTCGCGTATAGCCGCCCGGTACTGGAGGCGGTTGGCCTGATTCCTGAGAAGGAAGTTCCGGCGATCACGGAGTACCGTGAAGGTATTCTGCCGGTCCTGTCAGGGATGACCCTCGACGCTGACGAAGCGATCTAGAGGTCCATGAGGGTGTGTGCGCTGAAAAAGCCTTATATAGCCCCCCAGCGCACACACCCTATTTTTGTCGATGTAAACCGTAAACCCGTAAACTTTAGCCAAACAACAGAGTATCTTCGGGATACACCACAACCGTAACCGTATACATTTATGAAGCCCTTACCAAACGAACGACTCGAGCAAGCCCTCAGCTACGCTCGACGGGGATGGAGCGTGGTCCCGGCCCATCATCTGCGGCGGGACGGCGACTGCTCCTGCGGACGACCGGCCTGCGGCAACCCCGGCAAGCATCCCCGCATCTCGTGGACCGCGCATCAGACGCAGGCGGCAGACGAGGCCACCATCCAGACGTGGTGGTCGCGGTGGTCGGAGGCCAACGTCGCGATTGTGACCGGCGCAATCTCTGGACTGGCCGTCTTGGATATCGACGTGGCCCACGGTGGTGATGAGAGTCTGCACGTGCTGGAAATGGCCCACGGCAAGCTACCCGAGACCCCGATGGTGCTGACCGGCGGGGGAGGCCGCCACTATTACTTCGCCCACCCGATGGACCGGGCGATCAAAGGCGGGTCCGGCTTCGCTGCCGGAGTGGACCTTCGGGCTGACGGCGGTATCGTGATCGCCCCGCCCAGTGTCCATGCCAGTGGCCGGTCCTATGAATGGGAAGCGTCGAGCGACATCACCGATGTCCCGCTGGCTCCCGTGCCGCCGCTCGTCTCATGGTTGGTCGAACAGCGACCCCACGTACTGGGCGAAGACGTAAATACGAAGAGTGCGTCTTTTGAGATTGAGTCGGCGCTGGACCGACCCATCCCCGAGGGTGAGCGTAATGGCACGCTGGCCCAGATCGCTGGGTACTTCGCTGGGCGAGGGGACAGTGAGAGTGTGTGCACCGCCATGCTCACCTCCATCAACCTGCGGCTCTGCCAACCTCCGTTGCCTGATGCGGAGGTTAGGGACATTGCCCGGTCGATCTGCCGACGTGAGCAGCGGAAGGCGCAGGCCCAAGAAGCGCTGGCCCAGCAAGCGGAGTCGTTGTCAGAAGACGCGGAAGTCGCTGAGGATGACCGGCTGTTGCTTGCCCGTGAGCTATGGGCCAGCCTCGGCGTGGAATCCATCTCCGACTGGGTGGTCCTACATGCCACCGATGAAATCGAATACGTGCTTGAGACCCCGAGCGACGAGATCCACCTTGGGGCAAGCCTGATCTCTCAGCGGCCCATACAGGCGCGGCTGCTGGACTACGGGCGCATTTGGATGACCCCGGTGGCCGCGAAGGAGTGGCCGAGCAAGGCGCTCCTGTTGAGGAGACTGGCCCGCGAAGTGATCATCGACAGCACGACACGGATCTCTGATCGAATCACCGAGTGGATGGAAGCCTATCTTGAGGGTCGCCATCCGGCAGAAGAGGTGCCGAGCGAGAGCCGGAAAGATTATTTGCGATCAGGGCCAATTCTTGTGGGAGGCCGGTTGCACCTGCGACCGAACAAGCTGGCCGAGTATGTCAACAGTGCGCTCGGAGAGCGCGTCAACACGCAGCAGGTGCGAAAGCTGCTGCGGCAAAGTGGGTGGGAGCCAGTGATCCTCAAGGCTGGGGATAGCACCACTCGTGCTTGGAGGGGACCAGCGTGATGAAGGTACTCGTGGTGGTGGGTCTTGTGGCTTTGTTCCTGTGGTCGGCGTCTGTCGTGGCCCTGCACATTACATACGGGGTTGACGAATGACCCCCCGAATGTGGAAACACCAGCGGGAGGCATTGTCGTTTATCGACCAGCGGCTAACCTCGGTCCCCGGATCAGGGGTCGGGGTGTGGGCAGGTATGGGCGCAGGAAAAAGTCGGATCTGCTTGGAAGCGATCCGCAAGTATGCCCTCAAGCGTGTCCTTATCCTTGCCCCAAAAAGTGTGACCGAGCATGTCTGGGCTGACCAAGTGGAGGCATGGGCACCCGAGTACACCTGCCTGAGCTTGGGGTCGGGGTCCGTGGATGCTCGATGCAAGAAGATCCAGAAGCACGCCGACACCGAGCGGCTGATCGTGGTTCTGAACTATGAGGCCGTCTATCGCAAGCAAGCGATCAAGGTGCTGGGGAGTCTGAAGTGGGATGGGCTGGTATTGGACGAGGCACACCGCATCAGCAGGCCCGGAGGAAAAACGAGTCGTACGGTTCGCCGGTTGGCCGAATGGATCCCGTTTAGACTCGCCCTAAGTGGAACCCCCATCTCAGGGAGTCAGGGACCGCTTGGCATCTGGGCCATTGCAGCGGCGATTGATCCCCGTGTTTTTCAAACGTCGTTTTCAGCGTTCCGTGCCGCTTATACCACCCCGACGAGGTGGGGTGACCATGACGGCGCGAGCGCCGGAAAGGGTGGCGCGGTCACCCCGTGGAAATTCCATAACCTTCAGGATTTACAGGACCGCATGGCCTCCTTTAGCTGGCGCGTGGAAACCGACGACGTACTGGATCTTCCTGAAGAGACGGACGTGGTTCGGAGTGCCAAGCTCGAACCTGCGGCTCGACGGCTCTACCAAGAATTGGAGAACGATTTAATCACCGATCTTGACGAGGGGAGCGTGACGTTGAGTAACGCCCTCGTCAGGCTGCTCAGGCTCCAGCAACTCACGGGGGGGTCGTTGCGTCCTGATGGTAAAGACGACTACGTAGAAGTCTCAACCGCTAAGGCCGCATTGCTGGCCGATGTCATCGAGGATTTTCCGCTAAAGAAGAGCCTCGTCGTTGTCTGCCGGTTCCACCACGACATGGATGTGGTGGAGCGCGTGGCGATCAAGGCGGGTCGTCGGTGCTATGAGCTATCAGGACGTAAGAACGAACTCCGGCAGTGGAAAAGCATGAGTACCGCAGGGCACGGCCCCGTGCTCGCCATGCAGATCCAGAGCGGGGGCATTGGGATCTCCTTGGTGGAGTCCGACACGATGCTCTGGTACAGTCCCGACTTTAGCCTGACCTCTTACGACCAGTCGCGAGCGAGGATCCGTCGTCCGGGCCAGCGTCACCCCGTGACCTTCGTCCACCTGACAATCCAGAACAGCGTGGACCAGTACATTTACGCCGCGCTTCGGGATCGAACGGACCTCGTGGAAACGACCCTAGAAGCCCTCCGGCGCTAAGGGCAAAAAAAAGGGCAGCACCGGAGATCCGGTGCCGCCCTTTGTTTATTCCCAAGGCATCGCCTCGTCGCCCTCGCAGGTGCGAAGACTCGTCAGGTACACCCGCGCCGTCCCCCCACAACTCGGGTTCGCCGAGTTGGAGTCGTTGGCCGGTGTCACCACCACATCCCATCGCCCATGCGACATCGACGCATCGGTAATGACCACCTTGAGCCAGAGGTTCCCGCTGCCCCGCCACGGGAGCAGGAACTCTTGCTCAGATTCAACGAGTGCCGCGACCTGCATAAAGCTCAGGGGAGCCGTGGCCTCCGGCACGTCGTTCTTGGTTATAAAGGTATCGGTCGCCATGTTATCCCTCCGGTGTGAGCGCCCGTAACGGGGGTCGCTCAGTAGTGGTCCCGTACCCATGCTGGGGACAGAACCGTGGTAAATCCTCGCGGAGCCTGTAAATGATGGGCTGAACGCCCCAGTCCCGCGCTGTGAACCCCAAATAATTGACCAGTGGTTGGGTCATGTCGATGTCCCACGGGGCATACGGCCCACGGTCAATGACCCTCGCCAGCACGACCGTCACGCCGCGCTGATCAGGAGTCGGCACTTGAATCTCCATCCATGACCCCAGTGGGGCCGTTCGATGGGCCACCCCGAAGGTGCGACCACGGTGGAGGCCACTCCACAGGGAGCGGCGATCCGACCAGTCACAGTGCCAGTAGTGCGAGGTCTGGGTGTAGGGGAACCAGTACCCACGGCACTGGTCCTCTACGTAGACCCCACAATCCCAGCGACTCGGATCCCCGTATACCGAAGCATACGAATGGACCCACCCTGCATCGGGGGCGTGCCCCGACGTGGCAAAGGCCGTGACGACCAGTGCCAGCGACAGGACGACGCGCTTGGCCCAGTGCTTGAGGCTCATGGGGTCACCCCCATACGGCGCAGGATCTCACGAGCCTCCCGCGCGTGCGCTTGGTACGTCTCTAGGGTGATATCCCACGGCGGGGTCGTATCCACTGCCGCCAGTCGGCGCAGCAGGTCCACGGCCTCGCGTAAGACCTCGCCGTCGGGTCCAAGATCAATGTCAGTCACGGTGCTATATCCTTTCTCATCACACACCCCCTTAGGGGACTATCAGCGGGAAAATCCCGCACTGCCCTTGATACGATCTCCGGCATGGGGAGCGAAGCTGGGAATCACCCCAGCCCCGCCCCGTGCTAGGCGCTTACGCGCTTTGCCTGAAGCCCATCTTCTGCCACAGCTTTTCACCACTGAGCGTCGGGGTCTTGATGTCCCCTGCCTCCGGTGGTCCGGCCTTACGTTCTATAAGCTCGCCGCCCTTACGGACAAAATCCGTGACGTAGGCGAAGCTAGCCTCGAACATTTCCCGAGCCTCAGACTCTTTAGCAAATAGCTCTGTCTCTACCCACGTCGCTCCCGACTTGCGGAGCTTGTACTGGATCACCGCAAACTTCGCGTCCGCAAAGCCGCGACACCCGTTGGTAAAAACCCTGTCGTCCTTAGACGAGTAGCTACTTCTATGTCCTCGATCCATCACACACCCCCTTAGGGATGAACTCAGCGGGAAAACCCCGCACTGCCCAGCCGGTAAGGGCTGGGCATGGGGAGCGAAGCTGGGAATCACCCAGCCTCGCCCCTGTGGTCTATGGTAGGACCACCCACATTCCGACCACGAACAGCACCGCGAACAGGGCGATCATCGCCCCGTCCGTGAGCCAGTCCCTCGTGGTGCCGTGGGCTGGGGGAAGCCCCCAGATCTTGACCGTGTGGATCTTCTCAAACCTCACGGGCTTCATCGGGCCACCACTCCCTTTCCTGCTGCGAGATACGGGCCATCGCCTCCGGCACCTCGTCGGCCCGTAGGAATGCCTTCACGTCGCGGAGCAGGTCGTGATACTCGTTGAGCATGACGCTCACCTTGTCCGACGCTTGCCCCAGTTCCTCGGCTGTTACCTTGAGCTTGGAACCGGCTTCGATGGCCAGTTGCGCGAACTCGCGCAACTGGTCGTTCTCATCCGTGATCTCCAAGACCCTCTCGACCAGCCGGTGCTGATCGGGGGAGAGCCCCTCGTCATCCGTCGCTCGCCGTTGCTCCAGCTTGGATCGACTCCACGCTGGCTTGAGCGGTTGAACCATCACACACCTCCTGTGCGTCCAGTCGGGCTACGTGCCCTCCTGGGTTTATAATACACGACTCATTAGCCGTGTAGGGGCCGAAGCCCGAACCACGGGCGGGGTATCACCCCCGCCCGCAGCATCTCTACTCGCGGACTACCACTGGAACTTGCAGTGGGGACAAGTGGTCACCTCACGCTTGTTCGGGTCTACCGCTGGCAAAGGCTCCGGCTTCTGAATCGAGAACACCGTGATCGGGTCATAGTCCCGAGCCGCTGTTTGCAACGTTCCAGTTACCGCCAAGCGCTTTCTCGTCTCCGGTGTGAACGACGATCCGTGAATAATCGTGGCTCCTCTGGCCGTTGCGTGAGCATTGACCATTGGATCCGACGACCATGACACGGCGTTCTCGCCGTAGATGTTATCGCTGACGACCTTGAGCGCATCCTCATCACGCACCCAATCCAACGTGGATTTGAGATGCGTGCTGTTTTGTGCGTCCTCGGCCAGCAGCGCCACGCCATCCATCGCCGCAGACTCGACAACCTTGCCGAGTAACTGCGCGAGGTAGGCCGGTGTCACCATGTCGCGAGACATGGGCAGCGGTACTTTCTGCTGAACATCCAGCGAGAACGGAAACTCGGACGTACTGATGTCGCAGACGGGGACACCAAGCTCGTACAACCACGGCTCGGGTTCCTCGTACAGCAGCACCGTCGTCTTACGACTGGTTTTGCTCATCCCAGTCTCCGTCAACACCTCCGTCGGCACGGTGACGGTGGCTTGGTGAGCCACGGTCGGAGCTTCCACCTCAAGCGCATTGATTGAGACGGTTAACCCTGACGGCTTCACGCGCAAGAGCCAGTCCTGAATCGTCGGCAGATCACCTTTCGGCATATCTATCAGCGACTCAATCCGCGTGCCAACAAACGGCGTCCGCTTGGTGCGAACAGTCCGCTTGCCGCCCTTGAAGACCACCTCAGTTTTCCCCGTCTGGATCACGGTTTCACGCGCACAGGCAAAGAAGTACTTGTCACCCGCATTGAAGCGGCCAGCAACACTTGGTGCCTGACGTTTCCCCGTCCGTCCAAACAGCGTCCACACGTCTTCAACATCGCGGAACCCTGCCCCGTCATCGGTGTACACCACCCGTATCCCTCGCGGTTTTGGTTGGTGCGACAACTCGATCTGAAGGTGCGTCGGCCTTGGCCGATCATCGTACCCACGGTACTCGTCGAGAACATTGGCGACCGGCTCTAGGAAAAGCCGGTACTTCGCCTGCCCTCCCACGAGGTCACGTAGACCTTCGACGTTGACAGCAAACATATCACTCATCACACACCCCCTAAGGGTAAGAATCTCAGCGGGAACGATCCCGCACTGCCCAGCCGGTAAGGGCTGGGCATGGGGAGCGGCTGGGGAAACTCAATCCCCCAGCCGATCAAGGCTAGTTAGCCGCGCACTAAATCCCACTCACAGCTAGGGCAGTAGCCTAACTGCCCCCAATCTTGTCCGAACTCGGACGGGGTGCACCCGCTATGAGTGCGACGTTGGATCGTGTTGACCGGATGTACCGTAGCCCCCTCCACTGGGGAGTCCGTGCCATCGGTTTCTGCTGCCCACGCTTGCTGTTCGCGCTCCAGATAGGCACGGGCGCTAGCCTCGCTGGGCCAGTCGGCGGCATCGTCAATCCTACGGGTACCGTCGCTGTGGAGAATCGCGTATCTATTACTCATCACACACCCCCCTTAGGGGACTATCAGCGGGAACGATCCCGCACTGCCCAGCCGGTAAAGACTGGGCATGGGGAGCCGTGCTGGGAGTAACCCAGCACGGCCCCTCGACGGCTTCTAGAGGCCCTCGTGGTCGAGAATCATACGGATGGCTTTATCCGCTAATTTCAGCGACTCATGCAGCAACTGCGGCGAGCCTTTGAACGCTTCCAACCATCCTTCAAGGTAGGCGGCGGAGTTGTCGTAGTCAGGCGTGAACCCAACATGGGCGGCACATATCGCGCCGACCAACTCAGCCACCAATTCCTCTTTGGAATAGTCGATTTTGTTCGTGGTCGAGTACCCCTTAAGGCCACGGTTAAGCAAGTCATCGTGACCGGTCGAATGCCCGAGTTCGTGAAACAGCGTCGAGACCCAATTGGCGGTAACTTTTAGCCGCTCATCGTGACAAGCATCAGGCTTCGGCATTACAACCCGACCCCGATCCTCACGAGTCCCAGAACTAAACCCCATGTAACACGGGCTTTCGTTCGGGCCAAAATCCTTCTCAACATAGCCCACACGGGCCTTCCGACAATATGCCTCACGAATAGCATCAGCCTCAGCCGAACGTTCGACTTCGGGCCGGTCGTCCTGATCCGTTGCCAATGCTGGCAACGTACCTTCAGGCCAGTCAGCTTGCTCAACGTTGAAAACATTGAGCAGTCGATACCCGTAAAATCTCACGATCTTTTGCCCATGCTCATCGCGTACGGGCTTCCCATCCTCGCCACGTTCAAACACTGGTTTCGCTTGGATCACTTGGGTAGACTTTTCACCCTTGCGAACTTGTCCGCCAGCATCTTGAATATGTCCGTATCCGGCCCAACGAGGATCAGAGAATCCGTTCAACATTCCCATGAGTTGGAGAAACAATGCGTTACCCATTGCGTAGGACTTGCGGGTTGTTTCTGACTTCGACCACGGGTTATGCGGTCGATTGTCTCCGGTATACCGTTGGGTAATGCCGGACTGCCACGGCAGTAGGCCACCATCGCTGATTTTCTGAACGAGTTTTTCGGTCACGTCACTAAGAATTTCAGCGTTGGTTTTCTTTTTCTTACGTGCCATCACACACTTCCAAAATTGATCCGACTGCCTGCCCAGCAGGTACAGTTCTGCTCAGAGGCTGGCATGGGTCGGCAGTGGCTCAGTAAAGAGCCACTGCCAAACGTTGGCTAGTCAAACTGGCTAGGCGTACCGGAAGCCTTGCGGTACTTCTTGAATGCCGCCCGAAGTTTTTCTAGGCGGTCGTTTTGTATCTCTTGAGACTCACCTAGAACGAGTCCGTTGACCATTGCGACGGTAATCTTTTCAGCTTCGTCGATAATGTTGCTGGCATCAGCCATGAATGCTTCGACACGTTCGTGGTACGTGTTCGTCGCCATGCTAAGAACCATTTTCGCCATCTCACACACTCCGATCCGACTGCCAGCCCAGCAGATACAGTTCTGCTCAGAGGCTGGCATGGGTCCGCCAGTGGCTGCAAGGCCACTGGCGAAGCTTGGCTATTCGCCGTGTTGTAACTGGTACTGCTCATCAATCAAGCGATCAATCTTTTCTTGTAGATGATCGCGTGACATTTCTTCAACGATGTACAGGGCATAATCTGTACGTCAAGCGTTTTGGCTACGATTTTTACCCCCTACGCCAACGATAGATTGGCATTGGTTCGCATTTCGTTCAACGCGCAATCGGAGTGCATCACCGAATATTCAACGGTGATCGTCCGGCCTACTGTCCGGTTGCCGTTGATACTGATAACTTCGGCGACCTCGGCTAGCTCGTCGCGTTCGTAGTCAAGCGTCTCGCCGCACGTCCCGCATTCGGTCGCATCAAGATATTTGGCGTCGGTCTTGTCGCTGTGTACGTTGGACATTTGCCCTCTCCTTTGCCTTTCGGCGATATCTGAAAGTTAATCGACTGCCAGCCCAGCAGAACATCTCTGCTCATAGGCTCGCATGGGTCCGCCAGTGGCTGTAAGGCCACTGGCGAAGCTTGGCTAGACTGCCGCCACAACCACGTCGCCATCAACGGTGGTAATGGTGGTGTTTCCATGATCATTAACGTGTAGCACGTGACCACATTCGGATACGATCCGACCGTCGGTCAGCTTCACATGTGCATCGTGTTGGAACGCACATTCAATGTGAAACTCGTGCAACATCCAGCCATAGGTATTGTTGCCATCAACGAAGCCAGCGAATACCAGATACGGATTGTCCGTGTTGGCTTCGTTGATGTGATCAACCACTTCGTCAATCAGTTCCGAAATCGCTTGGTATGCGTCGCCAACGTAGTACACACCAAACTTTTCTTGAAGATCCTGCATCTCATTCCAATCGGTAGCCTCACCATCCCGAACGGTCTTGATCGCTTTTCGAGCCTCAAGAATCGTGTCGTAGGCCGGTCCTACCAGAATGGTTGTACCATTTTGCAGCGTCGTTGCGGCGAGGTCTTCAAGATAGCCTACGAGTTCTTCCAGAAGATCGGCGTCGTTATATACGTCACTGGTAACCGGTCCTAATTCAATTTTCATTTCACACAACTCCATGAAACGCTACTGCCAGCCCAGCAGAACCTATCTGCTCAGAGGCTGGCATGGGTCCGCCAGTGGCTGCAAGGCCACTGGCGAACAATGGTTATCCGTAGATTTCGCGGTCACGAAACAGGCAGTTGTCTATTTCACCCTGCACATACTTGGCGAAATGCTCATCGGTTAACTCACCAATTTCCAAGCCGTATACCTTGGCAATAGTCTTGATACCTTCACGGTCTATGATCACATCATCCACCCATGTTTTTACTTCGTAGCGTTCGTTGGGATGACCATAGCCTTTGTCGTCATGTAGTCGCTTGAACTTTGCCATTTCACACACTCCAATTGATCCGACTGCCTGCCCAGCAGATACAGTTCTGCTCAGAGGCTGGCATGGGAATGCTTGCTGGAGTTGAACCAGATAACCGCACCAGTTGCGGCAAGCATTCAAGCGAGGCTGAAGCCTCGCAGTTTGTGTGTCATGTGATGATGATGAAATCGGGAATAGCGCCAGCCTTGTCAGTCCGTTACTCGGTTCCGATTTATTTGTCACTGCTGCCACTTTGACCTACTCGTTCTGGCTTCGGGCTGGTCACCGCGTTTTCGCTAGTGATCATTGGACTTCGTATTGGGTACCGCCATCACATCCCTACTGGCGACTATCGCAAATTTGGGAACCCATCCGCTCCGAGCCTCTGACATAGGCATGGCACAGGGGGGGGAAGGTAAAGGATCTAAGCTATATATTCACACTCCTACACTATTCAAACGATGGGTACATCGTACCCATGTGGGCTGCTGGAAGTCTAGTGACGCAAGTAGCTAGGGACGTAGTAACGATGGTTTTAGGCTATTTGAATCGAGTCAGACGGCCTAAAAGAATCTAAAAGAATATTTTCTAGGATCGCTGGAAAATGTACGTGAGACCCGTCGCGACGATTGAGGCTGAAATAGTTGGTTCACGTGGTCGGTCGCGCGACGAATTCTCAGCGTGGCGGCACTAGCCTGTAAGCGATGGTCTAGGCATTTGGTGGTGGCTGGATCGCGGTCGAGACCGTCAAGCAAGGTGACGGTCGCCACCCTGCCGCATGGTTATGTTAAGTAGGATTTTCGTCAAGCAGCTTGACGGAGGTTTGACGCGCCGACCGTCTGACCAGTGTAAGAGTATTCCCCGTCTCGAAAAAAAACCAAAAAAAGAGGGGGGTCTTGTTGCTTCGTCCCTCAAATCGTCAATAATGGGTTTGACGCGCATATAAAGGACGGAATATGACCGACGCATTGGCGACAGTTGACCACGCCGAGCAGGGATGGGCGGGTGTGGCCTCGAAGGATCAGGCGTTATTGCAGGTCTTGGCCGACGAAGCGGATGAAATGTTCAGTGATGGCCGGGATGTGTACGAGCGGGCCTGCCAGTTGTTGGCGATGGGCCGTCCGTATCGGCGGTTGTACCGCGAGATGAGTCCGGCGCAGCCCTTGAACCGGCATGGGGGCAAGACGGCGAAGATGTTTGCGCGGCTCTGGAACGCCCCGGGGACACGGGACTACATCATGGACCTGCGGCGGCGGACCCAGCGGGATATGGTGCAATTCCTCGACGAGAACGCGCCCTTGATGCACGATGTGTTGGAGCGGGCCTTGCAGGGAGACGAAGATGTTACGAAAATGCAGGTCGATGTGGCCTTTAAGATGTTCCACCAGCGGTACGGGCGACCGACGCAGCGGATAGCGCATGAGCACAGTGGCGGCATCACCCACGAGCACCTCCAAGACTCCGAGCAGTCCCTTGTTGCGGCATTTGCCGCCGTCAGTGAAGACCCCCAGCCCATTATTGATACGGAAGCTGTCGCGGTGGAATCTGGCGAACCAGTGGCTGGAGCGGAACCGGGTGCCGGACATGCCGCCGTTCATCCCGAGTCCCGAGCACTGGCCGGTGATTCTGGATGAGGGGCGGGAGCGGCTGGTCGCCGGGGGTGAAGGCTCCGGGAAAAGCCGGGTCGGGGCGCAGGAACTCTTTGGGATGGCCGAGCCGGGGGAGTTGTACTGGCTAGGCGGCGAGACCTACGACGATACGTTGCGGGAGTTCGAGTACCTCGTCCACCTGTTTGAATCGGTCGGGGCGATTGAGAGTTCGCGGGGGCCGACCAAGGATGGCTGGGAGATTGATCTGAAAGCGCCGTTCAAGGGGACGCGGATCCGGCCACGCCTCGCCTCGGACGTGCGGAAGATTGCGTCATACGCGCCGAAAGGCATCCTGATCTGCGAGGCGGCGAAAGTTGCGGAGGAAGCGTTTCAGCGCTTCCGGGGCCGCATCCGTCGTGGGCAGCACGGGTGGGCCTTGTTTACCGGAACTTTTGAAGGGAGCCTGCACTGGTACGCGGACCAGTTCACGGCATGGCAGGTGCCGGGGGCGGGCGGCGCGAGCTACAGTATCCCGTCATGGGCGAATCTGGTGTCGTTCCCCGAGGGGGCGAAGGACTCAGAGATCCAGACCCTGCGGGCCTCGATGCCCAGTGCCCGGTTCATGGAGCGCCATGCGGGAACCCCGGTGCCTCCGGCCACGCTGGTGCATCCCGAGTTTGATCCGAAGGTCCATGTGGGCGACCACCCGTTTACAGCGGCTCGCCGACCGGGGGACGGGATGCCGCCGGAGCGCTGGCCGGTGGAACTGGCGATAGACCCCGGCGGGTTGGTGTACGCGGTGTACGCGATCCAGCGGGATGGAGACATGATCTATATTCGGGACGAGGTGTATGCCACGCCGCCGCAGTCAGTGGCCGAGCGCGTGATCGCCGAGTGCCGGACCCGCCCGTGGTGGAAGAACGTGACCGGCGGGGTGATCGACATCGCCGGATCGCAGCACAATGGCAACCACAGCCAGATCGACATCTGGTCGGCCCGGACGGGGATCGGCCTGCGCCGCGCCTACTGGCGGGTGAATGAGGGCATTGACCGCATGAGTACCTACCTGCGGGATCCGGCAGGGGAGGCCAATGGTGAGACGGATCCCCGGGCGCTGACGAAGATCCTGATCGACCGGAAGTGCCAGTCGCTGGTACGAGAATTCCGGCTCTACCGCCGCCCGGACGTGAAACCGGGACGTGCGATCAGAGAATTACCCATAGATGCACATAATCATGGCATAAAAGCGATAAGCTATTGGTTATTGATGTCATTCGGACCAACTGCACGTATGCGACAACGGGCACACGATCTCGTCTGGAGCGGATAAGACATGGCGTGGGAACCCACACAAGATTACGTCCTTGATCTCAAGGGAGATCTTGAAGGCCGGTATCAGGGCCGCAATGACCGCATTGACAGTTGGCGCAGCATGTTGCGGGACGACGTGGACATTCAGGTGCCCGAGGCGTATCGCACGACCACACAGGACATTCGACTGGGCCTGCCCCGGATCTGGGTGCGGCGCACGGTGGGCGTCCTCACCTCGGAAGACTTCCGGGTCAAGGTGCCGACCCCGCCGGATCCGACGGATGCTGATGTACGGAACGCCGCATCACGCGAGCGGTTCCTGTCAGCCCTCTGGGGACAGATCGAACGCCAGCAACACATGACGCTATACCACGACCTCGCACATTTCATTGCCGCTGACGGGCAGGGCTGGCTCAAGCTGGTCTACCGCCCGGATGCGTGGCACACGATGCCCGAGGTGCAGGATCTCTTTGAGGAACGCTCGGATGTCGAAGACCTGACCGCTGACGAGCAGCGCGAGTATGTCCGCCGGGTGGCGGCATGGAAGCGCGGGGCACCCTCGCCGTTTGCGATCCGGGTGCCGGACCCGACCACGATCTATCCCCTCTGGGGCGAGTTCGGGCTGGATGCGGTGCTCGAAGTCTCGGAGCGACCGTGGATGCAGGTCCAGCGGATGGGTACCAAGCTGGGGGGCCTGCCACAGACCACGGACGACAGTAACGACGAGCCGGATCTGGTCAACGTGGTCGAATACTGGGACAAGTACTGCCAGAAGGTCTTGGTGGAAATCAAGGGCGAGTGGCACGAACTCCCGATGCACAAGCACAACTATGGCTTCGTCCCGTATTTCCATGCACCGGGGTGGAGTGAACCTTCGACCGACCCCGCCGAGCAGCACCTGTCGGTGCTGACGCCGCTGGAAGGTCAGATCTCGTGGTTATACACGATGCTGACCGCCAAGGGGAACCGGGCATGGCGGACGGGCTACCCGACATACCAGACGGATGGGTTCGTCTCCGACCTCGACAGCGAGGACGGCTCACCGAAACCCTTTGAACTAGAGATCGGGAAGGTCCACCCGCTGATGCCGGGGGCCGATAAGGGGATCTTCGAGGTGCCCTTACCGAATTACAGCGATGACTTTGAGCAACTGTTCGGCGTCCTTGCGGCGGCGAGCGAATCGTCCCAGATGTCCGATGCAGCGACCGGAGGGGGCGCGTTTGCCGGAGAAAGCGGGTATTTCCGCTCCTTGCAGGCGCAGTTATCGCGGGTGCCATTTGACCAGTTGGGCGAGAGCTTGGCCCGGTCGATTGGCGATTGCATGGCCCGGATCCTTGAACTGGTGGAAAACCGGGTGCGGGATGTGGTGCCGGTGCGCTACAGCGATAAGAATGTCCGCGAGTGGATCTCGATTGGTCCCGAGCAGATTGATGGCTACTACGATGTCGAGGTGGTGGTCCGCAGTGGTGACCCGATGAATCAGGTTGCCCTTGAAAACCACTACATGAATGTCTGGCGCGGTGGCTTTATGCCGCAGCGCACGGCGCTGGAACGTGCCGGGGTCGAAGGCCCCGAAGAAATGATCGACGAACTGGCGTGGGAGAAGATCCTCGCCAGTCCCGAAGTACAGGGCTGGATGCTCGAATACACGCTGGCCCGTATGGGCCGCTTGCCGCGACCAACGCCGCAACCGCTGCTTGGTCCTGATGGGCAACCGATGATGAGCGCTGCCGAGGGTGGAGCCGCGTTTGGCGGGAGACCCGCCGGACAGCCGTCACAACCCGGCGTGGGCCAACCCGTACAGGGTCCGGCCAACCAGCCGGGGCCGCAACAGGTTGAGGTGGGCCGCTAATGGCGCTTGAGAATCCGTTCCTGTTACCGCGCAAGCTCGATGGCTCCGTACCTGACCCCACGCATCAGCGGGGGTGGGCGGATCAGGACGATCCGACCCGGCTTTCACGGTTTTCAATGGTCGGAGAGCGTATGATTGTCAAGGCCCTAGCCGGATTAAGTGCATTTGCCGACGAGCAGTACGGGACTGACCAGATCCCCCTGACCGAGGCCGAGGAACTGATGATGGAAGCAAGCAAGGGAACCAGCGATCTTGAGGCCGAGGCCGGGATCTTTGGGGTGGATCAGGTGATGGAGAACCGCATGGAGACCTTGAAACAGGGACTGGCTCCGCATCGCCCCCCTGAAATGGCTCCCTTAGAAGAGGAGTTGCCCCGTGGCCTCTGACAAGAAGTACACGGTCTTGGTCCCTGATCAAAACCTCAAGAACATAGAGTTTGATCTCACCAGCATGACCCGCGCAGACATCGACTTGCTGTTCAACCAGTTGCAGACCCTCCATACGATGTTTCAGGAAACGATACAAGCCGGGGTGGGGTATGACCTTGAAAGGTTACGGGTACACGTAGATGCGTTGAGCCGGTTCGGGCATAGTATGCCTCGGCGAGAGCGGGGGACTATCGGGGAGGTTCTTACACCAGAGTCTGTGCTGGGCGTGTCTATTCTTACACCAGAGCGATTACAAGAGGTTCCGCGAACAGGCTCAGGATTTGCCTTTCAGACCGATCCTCCATCGTCAATACCATCCCCTGAACCCGGGCCTGCCTACGAGTCTGAGCTTAGGGATAAATGGGCGCGGGCCGCGTCGAGGATCAAGACGGGGTATAACAGCGCACTTCAGGCGATGGCTAATATGGTGGGGGACAAGAAGATCGGACCCGCTGGCGATGCACGGGACGCGCGGCGCGACGATACGATACTAGCCCTCCGTGCGAAAGGCGAGTCTGACGACGAATCGGTAGCTGCGGGTCTCCCCTCGGCCCCCGGCATTGAAACTGGTCGGGGGATCGCAGGGTCGGAGCAGTACAAAAGAATTGATAAATGGATCAACGACTATGACATGCTCAAGCAAGAGGATAAGGATGCCCTGTACAACGAGGTGTACGTGGCCCTGCGGGATGCGCGGGAGCGGGTTAGTCAGGGTCTTACAGCGGCGTACGTAGACGAAGCAGGTATCCAGCACAGGTCTGTGGATGACATTGTGGGGGACGTCGGAGTGCGGCTCACGGCCTTCAAGAAGGAAGCCGAGGCCGCTCCGACAGTGGAAAGCATCCGGGCGAACGAGTTCGCGGAGGGCTTCAAGCAGAGAGTCGCTGACACCATAAGCCGCAGGGGTGGGACATATGAGGCGTCAGCGATTCCGGGCATCGTAGAGGACGCGGCCCGAGCTACCGCCGAGGCCCTAGTGGGCCTGCCTGATACGCCTGAAGGGGCTGTCGCCACAGACCTGATGGACGTTCAACTAATTATGAGCATTGCTCAAGACTATCTGAGTAAAAAGGGCGGTCTTGATGAAGACGCCGCAGGCCGGATAGCAGAAAACCTTGGGCTGGTCCTCAAAGATCCCGGCGCCTATACGGTTGACCGTAAGCCTGAAGACACGCAGGCGCTTACCCGAGAGTGGACGGCAGTCTTTCTCGACAGACTCACGCAGGTGGAGACACAGGCGGATAGAGACTACCCCGGAGGGTTGGCGGCACTCAAGGGAAATCCTCAAGCGGTACTGGACCTAGTAACTCGGGCTGCGGATGATGCGAACTCGATGACGGTGCTGCCTGAGGGGGTGGATATTACGGCCGTCAGTAACACCGCCCTAATCGAGCGAGAGGCTGGCCGCTTGCTTGCTGGAGGTCTCGACCCGGAGACGCAAGCCGCTATTCATGAGCGATATGGGGCACCTCCGGGGGCGACCGAGGCGGCGGGCAAGCGACAAGTCTTTACGCAAGACCAGACGATCCGAACGGCGTGGATGGAGGCTTTTTCAGCGGACTTCAACGCTCGCATTGAAAGGGCCGGTCGTACGTCTGGCGAGCGAGCGGAACTCCGAAACAACCCTGCACAGGTGGAGGGTCTTGCCAAGCTTGCTGCGTCAACGGCCAGTTCCATGATCAGGGGGTCTAGCCCGGAATACCGAAACCTCACAGACGCTGACATGATGAACATGGACTACTTTCTCCGCGAGGTGGGTGCCCAGCTTAATGCGGGGTTGACCCCGGAGATGCAGGAGAGATTGCAGGCATCGTATGGCCTTGAGTCTTCGGTAAAGGCGTCAGATTCCCGCTTGGATGCCGCGAGAGCCGTCAAGGATGGGTTGGCCGCAAGGATTGGTGACGGCACCGATCCCATGACGGCGCAGGAGGCCGAACGGATCTTCGGGTACGTGACCAACACCCTGCGACAACTGGACGACGATGGTCGCCCGCTGGATCGGGAGCGTTCCGCGCAGGAAGTCGAGCTACTGCGCGGGTTTGAAGGGCTTACGGTAGACCAAGCCCAGAGACACGCCGCGTCCATTATTGATACCCGTGCGGCCATCCGCGAGGCCGAGCGCGAAAAAGAAAACCTGATGTTTACGCGAGCGCAGGGACTGGAAGCTGCGGAAGAAGCGCGAACCCGATATGGCCGCGAAGAGCAGATGGGGGTTCGCACAGACATTCGCGACATGCAGCAGCGCCAGCAGGAGCAGACCACCGGGATTCATCGAGCCGTGGCTGCGGCCCAGCAACAGATGGCTTCCGAGTACTTAGGACAAGCCCCGATGTTTGGCCCGGTGACCCCGGGAGCCAAGATCGGTGGAGCTAATATCTATGAGCAACTGGCGGGCAGTCGGGGCATTGTAGATCCCGGCTACCTAGAGTACGGGAGCGCGGTGCCAAGCCTGCCGCAGGCCTCGGACATGCAGGCGTTCCACGAAGCACTGGCGAGCGCACGAGCGAAACTGGCCTACGGGACAGAGGCAGAAGCAATGGCTGGGCTTCCCGAGTACACTCCAGAACCCGGTGTCTCCGCACCGGGGTCAATCAGGCGCTAGAATGGCACTGGGCACTGTAGGCAAAGGACCGAGGTAACGTGGAACCAGATACGGCCATAGCCCCCACAGGGTTAACAAAAAAGCAACTCGCCGACTGGGATTATTTCAACCATCTGTACCGGCATAATCTTCGCGCCAACCAAATTGGCGAGGCGGACAAGTGGAGACAGCGCCGGGATGCCATTGCTCCACGTGCCCCTGTCGCACAGACCCCGTTAGCCGGTGCGCCCACAGGTTTTGACACAAGCATTATTGCCCCTTCTCCCACTCAGCTATTCTCCGAAGCCATTAACAACCGTCAACAGGCACCGCCCGCTGGAGGCGGAGGGTCATCCAGTAGCACCTCGGTAGCTAACAAACCACCTGAATGGGTGGCCCCTACGGCGCGAGAGAACCTGTCCTACCTGATCCAGCAGCCACAGCTTGTGCCTTCGGATCGACGGGCAGCGGCGACGGCAAGAGACGGGCAATCTATATGGGGGCAGAAGTACGAGACGCGCAAACTCTTCCTCGACACTTATGGCGAAGACTTTGAGCGTGTGTGGAAAGAGCAGCACGAGGCAGGGTTGCCACCGACACCGACACCGATAGCAACAACAGCAACGGAGACAGCACAGACACCGGGTGGTGAGACAGCCGAGCAGAGAGAAGCACGGGAGAGGCGTCAGAACGCGGAGTCTAGGGCACGTGCAGCCAGCGGGGGACCACCACCCGTAGTGGATGCGCCGGTACATACCGGGTCGCCCACACCATATGCGCCGTCTTCCGTCGGGGGACAGGAACAGGAAGCCTTTAACGCGGCTATCGAAGAAATCGCGACCAAGCTCGCGACCACTGAAGATGAGATGCGAAAGACGCAGGCCGTGATGGTGGGCTTGGATCAGGCCCGGATAGACACCGAGCAGCAACAGGCCGCCGCCGCCCAGCAGCTTCAGGCGCTGGACATACTTTCTGACCCGCGTACAAGTTTCTTTGAGCAGTTCTCACGAGCGCCGCGAGGCACCCCGATCCAGATTGGACCGGAACTCTCAGCCGTGATGCGCGGACAGACGATCCCTGCATATGGCGAGATACGTCACTACACGCCGGGGCAACCCCAGCTTGAAACGATTGCCAACGACCCCGAGTCCATCCGCCGAGCCTTTGAAGGGGCAGTGGGGCGACTCACCACGGAGAGTATCCAGAATCTCTCCCCACGGGCGATAGACCAACTGAGCGTACTGGGACAGATCGGCGGGTACTTCCCGACCGACGTGTTCCGCGCACGGGAAGCCGCCATTCCCAAGCAGCCACGCCTCGTCCGTAGTCTGCAACTCGGATAACCGATGGCCACACTGGGCCGTCGCTCTCTCCGGCCTCGACGGGGATCTGTCGCGACCCGCTCTGCGTTTAGCCAGCTTCAGTCGGACCTGTTCACCCGTAAAACTGACCGCCAGATGCGGAACATGGAGAGCGAGTCGTTTAATCGAGCGGCGACGGCTGAAATCGAGCGGTTGCAGGCCAATCCTCGCTACCAGCAGCACGAGAAAGACGACGAACCGGGCATCTACAAGGTGCCGGGAGTCAAGGGCTTCTGGGAAGGCACAGGGACCGCGCTGGGTGGCGCACTGGACATACTGGGCAAGCCCGCAGCAATCCTGCCGGGAACAATACAGGCCGTACAGGAAGGCCGACCCTTCTGGGAAGGGATTGGCGATGCCCTGTGGGGCGACAAGCAAGATCTCAACTTTGCGACCGTTTTTGAAAAAGCCGGGTGGGAGCATGAAGGTTCCAGAAATGTCATGGGCTTCGCACTGGACGTGGTACTGGACCCGCTGAACCTCTTCGCCATCGCCAAGGTGCGGTCCCTGACGGGCAAGGTCATCGAAGGCGTGCAGGGGCCGATTGCAGCCGTCCCCATACGCGGGAAAACGGTGGGCCAGCGCATGGATGCGTTTTCCGAGCCAGTGCAGCGACGGTTTGCCAAGCTTTTTAGCCCCCGCATCGGTCTCGGGCAGGGCGACACCTACTGGGAACTGCGTCGGCGGCATCGGAACAATCCAGAACAGTTAAAGATTGTCGAAGAGATGATCGAGCATGATCGGGTCTGGAAAAACTTCTCGTCGGACAAGGACAAGCTCGCCGCGTCAGAGTTTTACGAAGTCCTGCACGGGGAGCGCAAGGCATGGGCCTTGCGGGATCAAGGGCGGATGGGCCGGGAGGCGGCGACCGAGGCTGAGGCGACCCGGATCGCGGACGACTTCCTCGCGACGATCCAGACCGATGATGACTTGGCCCGTGCTATTGGGAACGTCCTGCATCGGTTCCGGCACGATCTTGACGAGGTGGCGGGCATGAAGAAGCCAGCGGCCCTGCGGACACGGAAAGAGACTGGCGAGATCATTGACGCGGCGACCGGGGAAGTCCATGTTCCGCGACCAGAGACTGAATCCATGCGGTACGACATTGGCGCGTCTGCATTGGAGACGCTGGGGCGAGAGGGGCGGGTAACCATCGGCGGCGAGGTTATTGAAATGGGCGTAGCCGGTCGCGAAGGCTTCTCCATTAACGGGTTGGGCAGCATTGCGAAGACGGTGCAGTTACTGTACGGAGCGCAGGCGAACACATGGCGAGCCGGTAGCAAGCATTTGCCGCTCTTGCAGGCCCGAGGGCGCATCCGGGAGCTTTCCGAGCAACTCTGGGGCAACTTTCATGCGACCGAGAGTTTCTACTACCCCAAGTTCATGCCGGACATGCAGGTACTAAACAATCTAGAGAAGTCAGGCACGAAGGCAGCGCGGGTGCAAAAAAGCCAGCGGGCACTGGCCTCGAAGTCGGGCCGGGACGCGCCGGTGGAAATGGACTTCCGGGTAGCGTACATCCACGATATCGCCGCTCGACGACAGGGGTTTGAGGCCCAGAAGATCATCTCAACCAAAATGCTCCGGGGACTTGCGCCGACAGGCCGCGCAGCGCCCTTTCTGTTCAAGGAGTTGCGGGAGAAGCAGGTGGACCTTCAGCGGCGATACGGCAAACTGCTCGCCGGGGAAGGCAACCTGCAAACCGGCAACGAGGTGGAAAACGTCCTGCGGGAATGGGTGGCCTCAGCGCCCGACGCTACGCGGTCGATTGACGAGCAAATCGACGAGTTTCTTAACCAGTTGGGGGTGCTGCCCGAAGCGTCGATGGACATGCGCTGGAAGACTACCCCGCGACAGCAACGCCGCCTTGACGAAGCGAGTGAAGCCCGCGAACGGCTCGCAGGACTGCGGATGCAGGTTGACCGGAGTGCCCGTGACCCGCAGGGGCGGTTTGTATCGGCGCGGGTCACCGCAGCCGACGAAGCGGCGCTTGCGAAGGGCGAGAGCATTGAGAAAGGGTTGGCCTCCTACCACGACTGGGCACAGAAGGTGCGACAGGATCTGCGGGATGTCTTGGAAAGCACTCCGCGTGACGGCGAGGGGGTCTTCACCCGGGGCGAAGGGCACAGCCTGTTGAGCGGGACGGAAGCCGGGGCTGCACTGGACGACGCGCTCAAGGAAGCGGGGCAACTTGTTGGCGGCACGGACCAGTCCTCGTGGATTCTTCCTGATGTGGTGGCTGGCTCGCTGAACAAGTTCAACGATCCGTATGAATTGACCGGCTTCCTGCGGACAGTGGATGCGTTTAATAACTTCTGGAAACCCACCGTGACCGTGTTCCCGCTGTTCGTGTCCTTCTTTACGAGAAACGCCATCGGACTGGTCCAGAACCTCGCCCTGAGCGGGATGGGGCCGCAGGCGATTACCAGCGGCACGATGCGGTCCATGGGCATCATGCGAAAAGGGATGTTTAACGAGTACGGGCGTGTGTCAGGAACGCTGAACGCTGAAGGCCATCGAAAGGTCGCTGCGCGGCACTTTAACGTGGAACCGGAGCAGGTCACGGAGCAGATGCTCCGTGATGTGAAGCCTGCGTACGATTTCAGTCAGCCCGAGTTGTTGCGGGAAGCACAAAAGCACGGGGGGATGCAGGTCGGATCAAGAGACCTTGCCCCGCTGGACGTAGGCGCTCCGGGGCGAGAAGGGCTGGCGAGTGAAGCCGCCGCGTCCATGCGTGGAGAAGCCGTCTTCGCTGGAGGCACTCGACCGAGAGCCGGGGCCGGGGTTGAAGAGTTCCGTGGACCCACCGGGGGCGTGCGGGCGACAGGCCGCAAGTTCTGGAGTGCGCTGACCAACGACGATGCTATTCGACTTACGCCAATGGAGCGCACCAAGGCGGTGATCGCAAACTACGACCAAGGCTTAAAAGAGCGCCACGGGTTCAACCTGTTCGGGTACGGGACATCGTTCAACCAGTACATGGACAACAACGCACGGCTGGCGCACATTATGTGGCGGCTTGAGCATGGCGACACGATTGCCGAGGCGTCACGCAGTGCGGCCAAGTTCATCGGGGACTACACCGAGCTTGGTCGAGCGACCAACGAACTCGCGTCGGTGATCCCGTTCTTCCGGTGGACCCGGTTCAACGTGCCCCTGCAAGTCGAAGGACTCCTGACCCGGCCATACGTAGGGTCAAAACTGGCGGCGGTTACCGGGGATAGCGCGGAAGAGCAGCAGTTACTGTCAGAGGGAGCCACCCTCCCCGACTGGGTGCTGGACCGGCACCATATCGTGATGGGGAAGACTAAGGAAGGGCGCATCCAGATTATTCGGGGGCTGGGCCTGCCGATTGAAGACCTCAACAAGCTCTTCGCCCGGACGGGGGAGGAGACGTTCCGAAACATCCTGAGTGAAGCGACCCCGATCCTGCGGATGCCTATTGAGCGCATCTCGAACCAGTCGTTCTTTACCGGTGAGGCCATTGAGGATGACGATGACCTCTACGGGTTCTACCGGCGCGGGTATGCGTGGGCGACTGCGCCGGGAGTCTCGCAGACCCTCAACCAGTGGTTGCAGATCGAACGGATCGAGAACCCTGACACGGGCCGGATCAGCTACCGGTCTGGCAACCCGATGGCGATGTATGTCTGGTCCAGTTTCTTCGGTCGGTTCTCGCAAACCGGGGACAAGTTCATTCAGGCCGTGGAGAGCCGGGACGAGGTGGGGTGGGGCATGGGTCTGAACCTCCTGACCGGGGTCAAGAACTCGGAAGTGTACCCGGATCGTCCTGAGACCACCGGGTTTAACGAAGTGATCAATGCCTCCCCGTACCTGCGAAACCTGCACGACCAGTACATGCAGATCCCGCTGTACCCGCAGTTTAACGACATTGACATGAGCCGAACTGCACAGCGTGGCGCGGCGAGCATCAATAGCTTCCGCCGCACCCTGTCAATGGCTGTGGGGCGCAAGGTTTCGTGGCACGAAGCGGCCAAGCGATGGGGAGAGATCAGTCAATCGCACCGTGACGAGGAACTCGCGGCTCGAATGGTTAAGGACAAGAAGTGGAAGCAAGAAGGCCGGAAGAAGCGGAAGGCATTTCGAGAGCGTTACCCCGCCTACGCGGTGGCCCTTGACCAGAACCTGACGGACTTTGAGAAAAGTATTGCCCTTGACTCTGACGCGCTGCCGTCGTAAAGGGTTACACTAGGGACGTAACCGACTATCAAAGGGGTCACTATGGCTGAGGACACTGCACCTCAGACTTCAGCGGCTTTTGGAGTCCCGGCAGCGAAGGTAGAAGAAGCAAAGGATCTCGACCTCGAAGCGATTGGCCTTGAGCCAGTGGCTCCCGAGGACGCCCCTGTAGCAGAAGCTCCCGCCCCGGCTTCAGAGGAACCACCGCAGGAGGCTGTTCCGGCAGTTGAGGAGCCACGCGCTGACGACACACCTCCCGAAGTGGAGGCTGAACCTTCTGGACCCGTGAGCCGCGAGGATCTGAACAGGATGCTTGAGGAACGCGAACGGGAGTGGCAGCGGCGCAAGGATCAGGAAGTGCATCGAGAGCGGGCACGCTTGCAGGGGGAATTGGACACGCTACGGGCGCAGCAGGAGCAAGAACGGCTCCTGTCAATGGACCCAACAGATCTCCATGACCACGTTCACCAGCAGGCGCAGCAAGCCTCGCAGCCTTCGCTAGATCAAGTCACGCATGAGGTCACACGTCGCATTTACAGCGAGGATGTCCTCGCGCCGATTCGCTCACTGCCTAAATTCAGTGGACTGTCGGACGAAGACTTCCAAGCGACGGTGCGGCAGGCGATTGTTTCGCAGGACCGACCGGTCTCCGATGTCATTAACTGGTTGTACGATCAGGCATATGACGCAGGGAAGGCGGCTGTTGGTACAGCCTCTGACGCTGCACGGCAGGCAGAGTCGGCCTCGAACATTAAGGCACAGAGTGCCCCGGCAGACGCCGGGGGACAGGTGCCGCGACCGGCCTCCTACGAACAACTCCGGGATCGGTACAACGATGATGAGGATGCGTTCAACGACCTCTCCGCCATTGAAAAGGCGGCGAAGTCTGAGGGCGTAGACCTCAGGAAATCTATCTTTGGATAATCAGGAAGGTTGAGTCTTTAGATGGCCATTAATTTAGCCAGTAACTTAACCGCGATTGCCAATAACTTTATTCTGGCTGCGAAGCTTACGGAGCGTGACAGCACTGTCATGCGCCCGTTGGTTCGTGTCATTCCCATGAAGAAGGGCGTCAACCAGATTGACCTCCCGAAGTTCGGCACAGTCTCTGTGGCTGCGTTGACTGACGGTGTAGATCTGGCAACCCCGACTTCCTTCACGCCAAGCTCCACAACGTTCACCGCCTCCGAGCGAGGTGCCATGATCGTTATTACGGACAAGGCGATGCGGGAATCACAGGATATGGTTGGGCAACTCGCGTCACGAGAGCTTGGACGGGCTTGGGGTTACGACCAAGACACCCAATTGTTCTCAAACTTTGACTCCTTCTCCGCCTCCATTGGGGCTGCGGGGACAGAGATCACAGCCAAGTACATCCTTGCCGGTCACGCGCTCTTGCATGGCAACAGCACGCAGCCGATTCCAACGGATGGCAAGGTCAGCGCGGTGCTGCACTCTTTTCAGGCGTATGAGCTTCAATCGAACCTCACCCTGCCCGGAACGAGCAACGTCCCAACTGATCTGCAAAACGACCTCATCAAGCGGCTCTTCGTAGCTCGCATCTTTGAGGTTGACGTATTCCAGTCCAAGGACATCACGGTTGATGGTTCAGACGACGCCAAGGGCGCGATGTTCCATCAGGACGCGATTGTTCTGGTCGAGCAGCAGGCCATGCGGGTCCGCCAGCAGCGCGATGAGTCGTTGCGGGCTACCGAGTTCGTGCTGGTCGGTGACTGGGGTCACGGAATCTGGGAAAACGAGTGGGGAGTCGAATTGCTATTTGACGCCGCCACACCATCCGGTACCACCCACTAGGTTAGGAGGTATATAACCTATGTCTATTGGGGCACCTACATATCGTGACGCGAACATCGAAACGCTGTCCGGGGGTAAAACCCTGACCGTCAACGATGCGTGGCACCAAACTCTCGATCCGGGGGGCGCAGGTCGCACAGTCGTGCTACCAGCGGAAGCCTCTGGTCTAGAGGTCTATCTCAGTAACGCCGCAGACGCATCAGAGGACATCACTGTTAACAACGATGGTGGCTCTGGCATTGTCACGGTTTCGCAGAACGAGGATTGCTATTTGGCCTGTGATGGCACAAATTGGAATGCCGTACTGTCGAAGGGCGCTACTTAGTAGCGACGGTTCTGGGGTGGGCTTCGGCCCACCCCTTACCGAACATCTATGGCTAAACGAAACACGGGCATCACCCATGTGCCGACACCCAGTGCCGATGATCGTGGCGAGGTCCGCAGCTTTCGCAAGCGGATGAAGAATGGCCGCGACATCTTGGTGATCGGCACCGACTCCAAGGAAGCCGAAGACATCATTGGTAGTCGCAACGAAGACATCGAATCGAACGAACGCAGACACGGATACTGGCACCCCGATGTCCGTGACAACGCCGACGAGATCGAGATCCCGCAGGATCACATCACGAGGCCGGGTGCCGAGGCCCCGCCCTCGCGAGAGACTGGCACCGGACGTAGTATCTTTATGGTGCCCGCCTTACCGTGGAAAGATAACTAATGCCTGCACGACGACCGATTCCGAACTCGCGGAGTGGCTTTTCGGGTGTCCAACTCATTGGCGTACCGGACGAGATGGTGCGGATGGTCGATCCGGGGGGTGATGCGGTATCCAACATCCGGGTCAGCTACGTCGAAGAAGCACTGCGCTTGGGGTTTCGCCACCCCCGTGATGGTGAACTCAACGAGGACGGCACCTTTGCCGATGGCCGCCAGAAACAGGTGTTGCCGCCACAGGTGGCCCATCTGGTAGATCTTGACGACGACGAGCTAGAGGATGCGAAGATAGAGATGCCTGCGAACCGTTGCTTTGTCTGCGGCTTCGAGGCCAAATCTGAACGGGGTTTGAAGACCCACCGCAAGCGGAAGCATAATATCTAATGGCGACCACCACGCTGAAAGCGATCCGGCAGGAAGTTGCCGCACGACTGGGCAGCTATGCCTCCGGCACGGCGACTGGTGGCACCACGTCTACGGTTGTGATCAATAACGATGCCGAGTTTATCGGCGATACGAATACGCCGTCGCCAGACCTGTATGAAGCCTCGTGGGTCTTGCCTACGAGTGGTGATAACGCCGGAGTCGTGCGCCGGGTGAAAGACGATGGCTTTGCTCCAAATACCGGAACCCTGACCGTGGTGCCGGTATGGAGCAATGCGATGGCAAACACCAATACGTTCGAGGTCCACGGCACCCTGCACCCGGATCGCATTAAAGAGGCGATCAACCGGGCGCTTCGCAAAATGCACTTCCTCCACACCTTCGCGCTGACCCTAGTCACGGACGGTGACATGGAGACCAGTGGCGTGGGGTCGTGGACGGCGAGCAATGCGTCACTGGCGAAGACCACGAGCGCCGCGCAGGTGATCTCCGGGGCACAGGGGATGTCGGTCACGACGACCTCAGCCAACGGGTACGCCGGGAGTACCGCGATCCCTGTTGAAGAAGGCCAGAACTACTACGCACAGGTCAGCTTTAAGAACGTGGCCGCAGCCACCACCCCCAAGCTGGTGGCCTACGATGCCACCGGGTCAGCCGAGATTGACTCCACCACATGGACCGAGGGCGGCGACGGGACACTCCGACTGGCATTCAGAGTGCCGGATGATTGCCGCAGCTTAGTTCTCCGGCTCCAAGTGGTCGAGAACTCCAAGGTGGTCTACTACGACGAAGCGATCCTGCTACAGCAGGGGCGGCGGTCGTATCCGCTACCGACGTTTGTCTTGAACCCTGAATCAGAAATCCACGAGGTCTACACACTGGCGTACCAGAGCGTACGAACTTCCAGTGACCAGTCGCGTCCGATGCACCGTGAGTACGAGGTCTGGCCGAACTGGGATCATCTCGCAGATCCCTTGGGTCCATCCGGGCAGCAATACTCGATCATCCTCGCCGGGGGCGGCACCACCGCTCGTCCGGTCTGGGTGCAGATGTGGCGGCGCTTTGATGAACTGAGTGCGGACTCTGACACGACCTCGGCGGCACTGGATTGGGCAGCGGCTGGCGGATTGATGGAGTGCTACAAGATCTTGCGCTCCAGTGCGCCCGCTGCGGATGTCACGATCTGGGATGACCGCTTGAGCGAGGCACGGTCGAATTTCATTGCCATGAACCAACGGTACGTCCCTCGTAAGGCAATTCGAGTTCGTGCCGGACATTTAGAGAAGATGTGAGATGCCGCGCAACGAGTCGCGGTTTGACATTACGTTTGGTGGCACCGGATACCAACTCGCCCGCACCGGGCCACGCACCCCGGACACGGCAGTCCCGCGACCGTTCTATGCCGAGACCCGCGAACAGTACGCGGCGGCTCGAACGGCGACCGGGGCGCAGGGGTACGCGAATTGGGATCCTCAGCGCGAGTACCCGTGGCATATCGCCGATACGACGCTTGGCTATGGCGCACGGGTCTGGGAACAGGGACGGTTCTATTACGCCACCGACATTGATGCGCGAGTGCCGAATGAGATCAAGCTTGGACCCCTCGTTAATAGTGGATCTATCACCGGAGAAGACCGCATCCACGATGTGTTCATGCGGACTATTGGATCCACCGACACGATGTTCGCCTGTATGGGGCGGTATATTAAATACTGGACCGATCCATCCAGCCCGGACAACACGAGCAAGGATCTGGGTACGGGGATCCGGGCGCGGTCGGCAGCCACTTATCAAGGAACCAATAGCTCAAGTCCACTAACGTACGTGGCGACCGAGGTCACCTCGGGCGGGATGCCGCAGCCCTACCAGACCTTTACCGGGGCCGGGAACACCTCGACATGGGCGCAGGACACCCAGATCACGACAGCCACCCCGCTCTCCGCGCTGTTCTCGGATAACGGGACATTCACCGAGGACGCTACCGCTGCGTTCACCCTGACCTTAAATAGTCTGGTCGCGGCTGATGACAAGGTATATGTCCGTGGCGATGAGCCGTTCGAGGGCATCAAGGTGGATATCAACGCGGACAATGACAACGCCACCACCCTGACCGTGAAGTACTACAACGGTTCGACCTACACCACCGTCTCCAGCTTGAGTGACGGGACATCCAGCAGCAGCAAGTCGTTCAAGCAGGACGGCAGCATCACATGGACCCTCCCGACCGACTGGGCCGTGGATGAGATCAACGGGTCCGCCGGGTATCACGTGGAACTGACATGGAATAACAACTTCGACTCATCGGTTAGCACGACGGACATCACCCTGATCCAGCGCAATACCGCGCATCAGTTCGCTGTCCTCAATCGCACGCTCTATCGCATCGCGAAGACCGCACAGGGCTTCAAGCTCTCCTCGACCACCAATGGTGGCGCGGATGCGACATGGGCCGGGATCGCGACGGTCTCGGATCTAAACAATCCGGTGACCAACATGCTGGTCGCTGGTGGTCGCCTCTTCATCACCTTGGAGTCCGGGCTACGCGCACTGGCTGCCGCCGGGGACGCTGTGGCCGAAGAGATCTGGCCGCATACGCTGGAAGTCAGCGATGCGGACAACGGCGTCGGAGCTACGAACTGGCGGGGCAACCTGTGGTTGCCGCTGCGCCGGGGTCTCTACCATGTCTTTGAAGATAACGGCGTGCTGTTCTTCGATTCCCGGCGAGGCCCGCAGAAGCGGGAGATGCTGGGGAATGACAGCCCGGTGCGTGGGCGGATCACTGCCGTCACAGGCGATGACTTCTATCTCTACGCGGTGATGCAGAACGAATCCGGCAACTCCTACCTCCTGAGTTACGACTACGAAGCCAATGCGTGGTTCCCGCTGTCCGACCTTGGGGAGATCACCTCGCGCAAGATGTGGATCTCTGACGTGGGTCATGCGAACAATCCGACGCTGTACCTCAGTGCCGGGGATGATCTGCGCTATATCACCCTGCCGCGCTCCTCACCGAACCCCCTGCACGACAGCAACTGCCGGTTCGCGACCAGTGGCGAGTTCTATCCGGGGCAGCATCACGCGGACTTCCCCCGAGAGATCAAGTCCTACCTGACAGTGCATGTCGGTGCGGAGAAGCTGGCCTCGGGACAGACGATCAAATACGAATACCGCCTGACCGATGATGCGAGCTACACCACGCTGGATACCTTTAGTTCGGACCCCGGTGGGCAGGCGGCGTTTGCTTCCAGTGTCAATGCCCGGTTCATCGAACCGAAGATCACCCTCGCGACGAGCGATGCCACGACCACGCCGGTGATGCGGTTTGTGCAGACCCGGTACGCCGTCCGCTTTCCGTACAAGCGACTCTTTAGTTTCGCGGTGCATCTGGCGGATTATCAGGCGACCCGGAGTGGGCGGCGCATTCAGTCCGCCGCCACGCTGGAATCGAACCTGCTCACCACGGTCTCCAGTAGTACGCCGGTCGAACTGGTCTCGCCAACGGGCACGAGCTTCGATGTGCTGCCAACGGCTGGCGAGAAGTTCGTGGTCATGGACGCAGCAGACAAGCCGGTCGAGTGGGGATTCTTGGTTGAAGCGGTGGAGCATCAATCGACAGTTCTGGGCACATGGGCGCGTGCTTCCGCTTATACTTGGTCTGGACTCAGTGCCCTCTCTTGGGGAACGGTAGCAACAGTCTAATGGCAACTTCAACAACGACACTTGGCTTACGAAAACCGGCAACGACGGATACCGTCGATGTCTCCACAGATCTCAACACGCCGTACGACACGATAGACGACCAGTTTCAGAAGGGCAGCGATGTCGCCTCGGCCACCAGTATTACGGTGCCCGACGAAGGCTACTTCGACATTACCGGGACCACGACCACGGCGGGGTTCAGCACCGTCAACGCAGGCATCATGAAGATGGTGCAATTCGACGGGGTGCTTCAACTCACGCACAACTCCACGTCCTTTAACTTACCGACCGGGGCGAATATCACCACGGCGGCAGGGGACCGGGCGCTGTTCCGATCTGAAGGCTCTGGCAACTGGCGCTGCATGTGGTATCAGCGGGCGAGCGGCGGAGCACTGGCTATCGCTGACAACAGCGTGGATTCGGATGCCTATGTCGATGGATCTATCGACACGGCGCACCTCGCGGCAGATGCTGTCACGGGGGCTAAGATCGCAGACGACGCGCTGGACAGCGAGCACTACACGGACGGAAGTATTGACGCGGCTCACTTGGCTTCGTCAGCCGTGACGACCGCCAAAATAAATGCGGACGCTGTGACCGGAGCTAAGATTGCCGACGACGCACTAGACTCAGAGCATTACACGGACGGGTCAATTGATACGGCCCATATTGCTGATAATCAAGTTACCCTTGCGAAGCTCAGTGATGGGACACAAGGCGGCATTCTCTACTACGCAAGTGGCGGTGCCCCAACAGAATTGTCCGCAGGCACCAGTGGGTACTACCTGAAAACACAGGGGGCCAGTGCGAACCCCGTATGGGCCGCTGTCGCGAGTGGCGGGAAGATCGACCAAGTGTCGTTTACGTCCGGGGCTACCGGCTCAACGACTTCCACGAGTTACGCAGATGTCTCTGGCGGCGAGGTGGATATCACCACCGATAAGGGCGGCCTGATGGCGTGGTACTTCCTCAGTGGATATAACAGCAGCACGTCAGGGAACACCTACATCGCGTTGCAATTGGACACGGCCACCGAGGTCGCCCAGTCGCAGGTGACGCAGAACCTCTCGAATCAGGATTACGTGTACTCTGGGTTCCATGCGTGGACGAGCGTGAGCGATGCAGCCCATGAAATTAATATCAGGATGAAAGTCAGCGCAGGGACGTTCACAATTCGCGGGGGAGCGATCCTCGTCATGGAGTTCGATGACTAATGGCTGTAACAACTGATGCCACCATACGACCTGATCAACTCGAAACCGAACTGGCCGATGCTGGCATCGACGTGAGTCACGGTATCGGCACCAGCGCGGCAAATACCGGGACGATCTATACCTACGATGCGAATGGGAAAATCGTGGATCTCCCGGATGAGGCGCAGAGCGTGGTCAATAGTCACGACCCGCAGCCCATCGTGGATCCCCGGATCGAAGTTATTGATGGGATGGATTCCATATCAGATGCAGATAAGGCAGCGCTCAAGTCGCTGATCACCGGATAGGAGCCTTGCAATGCCACGAGTCGGACGCAAGCATTACCCGTACACGAAGGCTGGAAAGAAGGCGGCGCGTAAGGCGCGAAACACGATGCGCCGCAAAAAGCGCAAGAAATGAACGGGCTGCTCAGTCACAAGCTGCCGATCAGTCTCCTCGTATCGAACGGGGGGATTCTGGTAGGACTTGTGATTGGGGCCGTCAACTTCTACAACCAATTTGAGAACAACACCAACGCGATCCACCACCTCACCGAGCAGATGGGCGGGATCGAAGAACGGATCGCTACGGCGAACCTTGACGGTATGTCGGACCAGTTTCGATACCTCGACGAACGGATCAATCAGGAGATCGCGGATCTTGGCTACAAGGTCGATGAACTCCGACGCGATGCCGATCACAAGGCGGACACACTAAAGACTGATGCCACGTATGCCAGTGAGCGACTCGCGGCCTTAGAGATAAGAGCGCAGCAGCAGGATGAAAGCATCAGCAATCAGAACTGGTCGGGCGAGGATCTGCAACGACAGGTCAGCCAGTTGGTGGCCGATGTCCAGTCGATGCAGAACAGCGTTCATGATGTGGAGGAACTGACCCGTGAGATTAACTACGTCAAGGAGCGCCTGTCAGCGCTCGACGTGCTGGTCAGCCAGCCTGCCGATCTGGATACCAGTTGGCTGGAGAACGAGATTCAGGTGATCTCCCGACGGCTGACGGATACCGAGAACCTGATCAGCGAAGTGAACAGCCGCACAAGCATTCAGTCCGAGGACTTGTACCGACTGGTTGAGGGCTTGGAAGAGCGCCTCTCCCTGCTGGAGCGTGTCGGGAACCATAAAAAACTACTGGAGAAAGCACGGCGATGATAGATTCGTTGTGCGGTCTCCCGGAAGTTAGGGCGACCGGGGGACCGCCCCTCCTATGGACCGCCTGACCGACGCCAAGCTCCCGATTGGACTGGTGGCCGTCATCGTCGGTCAGGCGATGGGGCTGGCCGTCTGGATTAACACCTTGCAGGGTGAAGCGTCCAGTGCGCTATCCAGTGCGAGTGCGGCACAGGCGCGGGTTACGGAACTCGAAGATCGACTCGCTGCCACCGAAACCCGGCTGGCGATTCTGAACGACCAGCAGAAGCAGATTAACGCGGAGCATATGCAGATCGGGGATTCGTTCCAGAAGATCTGGGATGAACTCGACAAGCGCTCACCGGCCCCGGTCCCCACCGGCACCCAGCGCAGTTACGGCTATTGAGCGTCCGGTGCCATGCGTGCTCTGCAAGTGAGCCTACGACACGTGCGGCTTTCCGAAAGCAGTGGGTACGCCATACCCAAGACCAGCGGCTCTGGTGGAGCTGTCCGACCTGTGATCAAGAAGCGTATCGGCGAGCGCGGGAGCGGCGAGGCAGAACCTCGTTCTTCCTCAAGCACCCAGAAAGGGACTCACAATGATTCCACCGCTTGACGGCATTATCCGGGTTACGGATGTCTTCGGCACCGCACGTGGCACCTACAGTCACGGGGGCATTGACCTCGGGCTGACCAACGACTATGTGCATCGTAAGCCCATCCGATCTCCCGAGGCTGCTGAAGTGGTGGCGATCTTTGATGGGGGCTACCCCTATGGGAACGCGGTGGCGATCAAGGGCGCGTCAGGGGTCTGGCGGTTTATGCACATGGACGAGCCAC